GTACGTCGGAGAACCGTCGCGACCAGGAACTGGTGGAGCGCACGGTCAACGGCCTGATGGCAGCTGGTGACATCGTCGGCGGTGCTCGCCAGCGTGACATTTTCATGGTCAACAGGGCGTTCGCCGACGTTCTGCGCCTTCCTTCGCGATACGCTCTACAGGTGCTTAAGTACATGTTTCCGAACATGGACCTGAAGGACCCATCGGACGTTGGTGCGAAGGTGGAGCAGTTTCTTGGCACGGGTGAGAAGCGTGAGGGCGACGGCTCAGCGTTTGATTCGAATGTGTCGGAGGAGGCTCTTCGTGAGTTCAATAGGTTCCTGTTGGCTTTCGTGGAGGTGATTCACCCGGACCGTGTCGACTTGGCTGCGGCCATCCTCGAGGAGTGTGTCGGGGGCGATGTCATGGTACCCGGCTCACAGGTTCCGAACAGCGCCGCCCTTCGTAGCGTGCAGGGCTTGATGTCGGGTTGCGTCTGGACGTCCGTTGTGTCGAACTGGATGCAGTGTTTGTCGGCTTTGAACGCTGCTGTGACCACGTACAACGTGACGTACGATGTCGCATTTGATATGGCGGCCGACCGTGCGATACCTGCCAACTGGTATGGGGACGACACACTGTTCCGATATGAGGAGGACGGTTCACGCGACTATGCGGACCGACATCTGGCGAATCTAGCTATGATGGGGCAGAATTACGTCGTTGAACCGGGCGAGGTGTTGCTGCGTACGTACCGCGGTCACCGACTTCTGGTACGTATGTGGTGGCGGTCGATTGACAGCGAGCGCCCGGTTCTGCCGGAGATCAGGGACTTGGGTACTGCGGTCCGGTTTATGACTTTAGGCCCACACCCTCAACGCGAGTTGGGTTGGTGGGGTGTACGGAGGATGCGCGCTTTAGCTGGCGTGCAGACTCCCGCCACACCGGAGCAATTATACCTGAGCGCTCATACAGCGTTACTCTCGTCCCAACGGGGGCGGGTGGCGCTGGGGGACTGGCTATCCGAGGCCATGCAGAAACCTTATTGGGACGCCGTCCGTGCGATTACGGGCAGCGACTCCTCGCGGTTGTTGATGGCCAGGACATTTGAACGCCGTATGACGGCATTGACCTACATTGAACGCTACGTCGCACGTCGCGGCGGTAGCATTAACTTAACCAGACGGAGCTGATATGGCTGAGATTACATACGGGAAGACCAAGGACCCGGACTCCTTTAGCGAGG